GCGCAAACGCGAGGTGTGGCAACAATAAAGTTGGCAGCACCACGACGATTCGAACAGCAATTCTGTTAGCCTCGATGATGAGTCTCTGATAGAAATCGCGATTGCGCTCTACCAACCAACGGCCGTCTGCGGAAGCAGGGCTCCATACGGAGTATCCTGTGCCAGCACCAGCGTTGAGTGAGACTTGGATCATGCGAGCGATCATTTCACGGTCGATTTCGGCCTGTAGCTCATACGACATAGCGTTGGTGAGCTCAGTATCGATATCAATACCGTTCATGTTCTTAAGATCCTGTTCGAGTTCTACCGACCAGCGAGCAGCGAGTCTGCGGGTACCGGCTTCGACGGCTGTCTTTTCAAAGCTGACTTCGATCTGAGGGATTTTGCCCGTCAATTCGAACTGGCTGAGAAGTTGAGCCACACCGTTATCTTGGTTGATCCAAGGGAAGAGGCTTGCGGCGTCTGTCCCAGGTGCGCCACCGGTTAGGGTGGTGCTGGATGTACCAGTGTAGCGGGTGTCGAGGTATTGGTAACCAAGCTCCTTGTTAAGCGATGCTTGTTGGGGATTGGCAAGAAGATTGCCAGCATTTGTGCCGGAACCATCGATGCCATCGTTGCCAAGCTGATATGGAGAATACTTGTAACGTAAAGCAAAGGCTAGACCAACTGGTCCACCCATGGGCTGTACGCCTACAATTTCATTGGTGATTAACTCGGGGAACGTTCTACGAATCATTGGAATGAGAATCTTAGGCAAACGAGCATCGCCTTGAGCATACCAATCACCTTGAGGTGAGCTATTGGGAATTTGGTTCCCGTAGTTACCTGTGGCGTTGGAGCCGAAGACAGAACCTGTGCCAGCGGCACCACCACCCGATTGATTAGCCTCATTGACGCACCAAGCTTCTTGGTTTTCCAAGAGCATGGCTGTGTTCAAACGAGTATGATCATCTTCGATGGCTTTAACGTTGGCCGAAGTGTAATCCAAAACTGGTTTCCACTTTTCGAGCAACGCTTGTGCGCGAGACTCATCAATGTAAGACTGTGTAGGTCTGATTGATTTCATAATTATTAGTTCTCCTTTATTTTCGACCTGTAGAATATATAAAATCTACAATATAAATCAGGCTTGCGCCTCTTTAACTTCTTTACTAGTACTAATTAGTACTTAGAAAGTTCTTTGAGGTAAGGGTTGGTGACTGATTCAGCAACAACTTCTGTCTCTTCCATTACTGGACGATCCACTTGTGTTGCAGCTGCATCTTGCACCGCTTCCTCTTTAATATTTTGAAGCCGCTCTTTTTCTGTCTTATCGAATAAGCTCAAGGCATAATCAATGTTCTCAGTAATGAATTCGCTACTCTTGGTCTTCATCACCTTGTTCACATACTCTTTCTTGCGAGCGGATAAACCTACAGTCTTCTTTTCGAGTGTAAGTTCCGCATTACGCGTGGCGAGTTGTGCCTTAACCTGAGCTAACTCTTTGTTAGCGGCTTCAAGCTTCTCAGAAGCTTCTTGTAATTGACGCTTTCCATCTACGATGGCTTCGCGAACACTTTCTTTCGCCAGGGCGGCATCAACGCCCAAAATGGATCTTAGTTGATCGAGAACCTCCAAGGCTCTGCGATTCTTAACAGCATCCTTAATTTCATTAGCAGGCAATGTCTCGTCGATATACGCTTCAAGGTATGTGCTAATATTGTCAATGGTGCTGTCTTTGAAAGCTTTGGCTTCTTTGCTGAGAGCGTTGCTATACTTCTCCACAAGAGCTTTTAATTTCTCTGTGTGGTTAGCATCAATGGCTTCAACAACTTTTTCGAGCTTGGATGTATGATCTGCATCGATGGTTTCCAGAAGATGCTCTAGCTTGCTGCTGTAATCTTCATCTTGTTCGGTAAGAGCTTTTGTAACGTGAAGTTGCACTTTTTCAGAAATAGCAGAATTAAATGCTGCTTCGATTTCCTTAAGAACTTCCTCAGAGAGAAGATCTTGTGTTGCTTCTTTTAGAATAGTTTTGATGTCTTTTGTCATAAATTAAAATAACCTCACATTTTTATTTAGTGCAATGCGCTTAGCTAATTTCATTTCCATAACTTTCTTTAAATATTTATGCGCCTCAGCATAATTTTTCTCGTTCAAAAACTTTAAAAAGTTGACAATATTAACTCTCTCTTGCATACTGTTATATTTATAGTGCGCGCCTACGAAATTCTGTGAATCTTTACGACATTTTTTGCACATGTTGACATAACCTGTTTCATCTTCATAGCATTCTTCATCTTTCGCAACAACCATGGCAGGTTTCATCTTCTTCTGTGACTTCATGGCCAGTTGGGCAGCCAATTCAGGCTTTTGTTGGGTTGAACCAACCGAAATAACAGCAGGTGTGAATGGCTGGGAGATATTCATTAGAGCACTTTGCTGATCTTGCCAAAGAACTCCAGAATTTGTTCTTTGAGATAACCTTCAACATCTCTGCGAGGCAGGTTGCGAAGTCTGTCGGAAAATGAATCATAATATTCTTCGTAGTGACCATCTTGGGTTACTACAAATTGCTTGGATTCAAGAATGCCATTGACGAAAGCTTTGGGAAAACTTGGATCAGCAACACAATCCACTGCAACCAAACGAAAGTCCTTGACGCGGTTCACACCATTGCCACACTCTTCCAGTTTTCCCAGGGCACGAGAACTCATGCCTACACGCACACCATCATTGATCAAGCTTCTAACAATCTGTCCCATGGGTGTGGTGAGCACTTTGGATTTGCCATAATAAACATTGCCACTGCGGTTGAGTTCAGTTACCAAATGACAGGCACGCTCCAGGTTAACTTCAGCCTGCGTGGGATGGTTCAATTCGCCCATGGAACGGTTTGTTCTCACCATTTCATTGATGTAACGGTTAACTTCTTTGTCCATTTCACCGGAATCATAAACTCTCTTGTTCTTGTTAACCTCTTCACACTGCATGTATGGTCCCTTGATGTACATGGTGCTGGGTTGATTGCCACTTTTTTCTTCGACCACGTATTCGTATTGGTCTTCAGGTGCTGGTGTCTCAACTAATAAGCGTAAGGCCATATTATTATTTATATCAGATTTCACTTATTTCCTGAGTTCCTTTTCAGTTAAAATGGTGAATTCGAAGCCATATTTCTTTGCATAGAATTTAGCCGCTTCCCATTTCGCCTGATTCTGTATATAGGTCAATTGCTCATAAAGCAACGTCTTCTTGTGTTTGCCAGGGGTTTGCTCTGGTTTTATGGTCTGTTTGTAGGGCTTTACCTGTATGAGATACTTCTTTATGCCGGTGGCAGTCTTGAGTTTCACCACTGCATCCACAATGTATCTGTGCACTTTTCTATCAATAGGACTTTCATATGGAATAACAATGGATTCACTGCCCCATTCCAACACATTGGGATTCATATCACACCAGCGAAACAATTTCAATTCCCAACTGCTCAGATATCTGGGCAAATCATGGCCTTTGTATTTCTCCATGTGTGTGGGCTTGAAAATGCCTTGCACATACTTGGTATTTTTGACTGTGAGTTTCAAGTTAACCTACAAAGAATTCTGGGGGTGCTGCATCCCCGAATCCTGGTGCACTTTCGTATAATTTTCTCTCCAATTCTGTTCTTTCTGTTTTACCATCTTCCAGAATTGCAGCATTAATAATGCCACCACCAAACAATTGTGTGCCTTGATATTTGCCACGCACTGTGCCAATGGCTATTTTAGTCAATGCAAGTGCATATTGATACACCCACTGCTCTTTGATAATGTCTGTTAAAGGTCTTTCCACATAGCAAGTCACAATGCCATAGAAATGTGTGTTGCGGGGTTCAGGGAACATTTGCATGTATTGTGTGCGTGGATCAAAGCGCACATCACGACGCAATGCTAAAACCTTTTCACGGGTATCAAGCCAATTTTTCAATGTGTACCAACTGATCAAATCAAACCCATAATTGCCTAGAGAGTAGCTGAAGTAGGTTTGTTGCGCCAAAGATTGTTCAATTGTGAACAGGGTGTTAATGCCATCTGAACTTCCTTCTTCAAAATCCAACACATCTGTTACCTTGCGGTAACTATCAATCAAATAATCGTAGCTGTTCAGCAATTCCAATTCTCTGGGTTTGTTTTGATCAAACACTTGATACAAGTATGGGTTTTTTGGATCACCAATGACCATTCTTCCAACGTTGTATAGTGCTCTGATATCATTGGAAACATTCTCAAACCTGGCTCTAAAATTAAAATCTTTTGTTAGACTGAAAAGAACATCCAGTCGCAAGCCTGCACCTGGGTCGTACAGCTTGCTATCAAACACCAGATACTCTTGTGTGTATCCTGCAAACTTTGTGTACATTTCACAAGCAATGCTAATAAACTCATTCAATTGATCTGCATGAATTTCAATGTTGATCAATGGTGCACCAAGAGCACGACAAATGCGTGCACCCAATCTGTCGTAACTTTCAATCTTGGATTGAAGATTGGTGCTATAAAAAGCACTCACTGGTTCCACATTGCTGCATGACATCATATGTTATTATTTAGGATGGAAGCCCCTCTACTACAGTTATGCCACCACTATCAGAATACCCTTGTGCTGGGACCACCACACCTGCGACTGTGAGTCCATTGATGGGTATGAAGTAATCATTGATATAGAATTCAGCCGGGCTGGGTGTGAAGATCAGACCAGGGCCTGCAAAATACGTCCAAATTGTGTCTCTCTCATAATAATAAGGTGTTGGCTTGCCATACAACTTGCTCCCATCACATGTGAAGCGAATCACAGTCACACTCAGAGCAGTTGGAGCAACAACATTGGTCCTGTATGAGTCTGTAGTAGTCAGATCAAAAGCCATAGTATGAATACAATTACAAGAGCTTGCCATTTGTAACCAATCACCAGTTAATATTGTAAATACATCTCTATTGCTATTGTCACTAAGACCCAATTCACCATAAAAATTTTGTCCTGTGCCAAACCATTTGATAGTACCTGCACTCTGGGTCATGGTATGAGAATAACCACACACCATCTGCGACCAATCGCCAGTTAATGCAGTAAATACATTTCTATCGCTATTATCATTTAGACCTAGTTGACCTTCAACATTCCTACCAGTACTGAACCACTTGTTATTAGCACTTAGCGCCATAGTATGCTCTGCACCACAAACCATCTGCGACCAATTGCCAGTTAATGCAGTAAATACATTTCTGATGATAGTATCATCTAGACCCAGTTGACCGTAACCATTTGCACCTGTGCCAAACCATTTGGTGGTACCAGCAGACAATGCCATGGTGTGTGCCCTGCCACATATCATCTGTGACCAATTGCCTGTGAGTGGTGTGAATACATTTCTATTGGTACCAGCGCCATCATCGCCTAGTCCCAATTGACCTTGGCTATTACTACCTGTGCCAAACCATTTGGTGGTGCCAGCGCTCTGAGCCATGGTATGAGCACCACCACACACCATCTGTGACCAATTGCCTGTGAGCGGTGTGAGTGCATTTCTATCGCTATTATCCCCAAGGCCCAATGCACCGTTAAAATTAAAACCCGCACCAAACCAATTGGTGGTACCGGCACTCTGAGCCATGGTATAAGCACCACCACACACCATCTGTGACCAATTGCCTGTTAATGCAGTAAATACATTTCTGTTGCTATTATCATTCAAGCCTAATTGTCCAAAGCCATTATACCCTGTACCAAACCAATTGGTGGTACCGGCACTCTGAGCCATGGTATGAGCAGTACTACAAATCACCTGTGACCAATTGCCAGTTAATGCAGTAAATACATTTCTATTGCTAGTATTTCCTAAGCCCAGTTGACCAGAAGTGTTGTACCCTGTGCCATATAGTGAGGCTGCAGACACTGTGCCCAAATACACAGTTGGAAATACATAATCACTTTCAAATGTAACACTTCTGCTTCCAAACCCGTCTTGCTGCAGCACAAGGGTATACTCACCACCTTTTTTCTTGTTATTGGAATTAACTATATTCTTAAATACTGTAGTACCTGTGAGCCTGAAAAATGCACACTGTGCTGCACTCAAATTCCAATATGCCGAAACACCAGCAGTATTAACACTTATGCTGGTAATATTAACGCCGCTGAAATTCTTGGAACGCGTATTCTGTTGCATCAAATTAAGTCTCAGAGTTGTATCGATGAACGGCCAATTGGCGCTATAAGTGTTAACCATGGTGTATGTGGAGAAATAATTTGCGCTCAATGCATTGAGACTGCTATAAAAATCATAACCCAAGTTCCAGTTGCCACTGTATGTGTTCACAGTGGTTGAAACAGTTGGATACAGACCATATATGGTACTCAATGCATTGATATTAGTGTACATCTCAAACCACTGCTGACTGTTTGTAAATACATTAGCTGTGATTGCAGCATATATGCTCTGAATTGTGTTGACTGATAATCCATCAAATGTGGTGATAGAATCTGTTAAGAATGTTTCCAGATATGAAACATCAATTGCAGAAAGATTCACAAGAGCATTTAAGTAATTGTAGAATATTCCTTGAAATGGTTCAGACTGAGATGCAATGGGATCTGTTGCACTATCTGGAAGACCAGGAGTGGCAATGGTATGATGGTTTGCCTGGTGAAACTTGTTATGAAAAAGAAAATTGCTCATCCGCGGAACACTACCCTATCCCCGTACAGTAGTGTTCCGTCTGACATAAAATTAATTATTGTACGGCTGCCAGACAGTGTACTAATTACACCAGACAATGCAATTGTATCGTTAAATCTGTATGCAGTGCTAAATCTGATATCATACCCCCCTGCACCGCTTTGAATTACATTCAATGTATAGTTGCCACCTTTTTTATGATTGAGAGGATTTGCAAAGTTTAAGTTGCTGGAAAGTGTAATGAAGGTCACTTGATTGGAAGACACATCCCAAATTACTGTGTTTGTGCCACTGTTAATCCTGAGATCTGTTCCAGAGAATGTCTTGGCTGCAGTATACTCTTGCGCTAGATTGGTAAACATTATGAACGGTGCATTCCAATCAGCACTGAATGTGCTCACTGTGGTGTACACTGAAACGTACAAACTACTGATTTGTGAGTAGTTGGAATAACCCACATAACCTAAATTCCAATTGGTAGACAATGTATTAACAGTGTTATAAAGTGACAGAGAAGGTGCCCAGATACCTGACAAAGTACTCACAGATGCATATGCTGTCCACCATTGATAGCTGTTGGTGTCGATGGTCAAGAATCCCAATGAATCTGGAATGGTATTGAAGAATACGCCAATAAATGGTTGTGTTTGAGATGCAATAGGATCCAACCCTGCATCTGGTAGAGTAGTACCAGAGATTGTATGGTGGCTTGCCCTGTGCAATTTGCTATGAAATGTGTATGTTCCAGCCATATTATGTCTCTATATAATAGTTATTCATATGGTCAGACATTACTGATGCTATATGGGGTTAAATCTGTCACGACAGAGTCATTGGTTATGATAGTTTGAAGCACCAATTGTTGATAATCATATATTTGTTTGAAGCACCTGTTTACTGTTTCAGCTTGAAAGTTTTCATTAATAAACACATTGGAATATTTGTTTGTATCCAGAGGTGCATTATATCTAAAGAAATTATTGTAACCACGATACAAGAACACTGGCGTACCGGTGTTATCTTCATCTGTAAAGAAACGATATCCAATATTATTCACAAGCAAGCTCATGTTGTAGAGCATCTTCTTGATGCTCTTGTTGTATACCCATGAACAATTGTACTCCTCTGGGTCTATTAGAACATCTTGCTTGGAGTACACTATGAGAGGATTATCTGTTTTAAAGAGCGTTGTAAGACTCAAATTGTCTCGATACACTGCAATGTAGCTTCTGGTCAAGTCTTGCGAAACAGCATATATCAAGACATCGTCCCCTGACACACCAGGTGATGTTGTTATCCATCTGAAATTGTCATCATTGAAGACGCTATTCTTCAACATGCCAATATTTTTCTCAGGCTTGGTTATCCATTTCTTATATAAATTTCTAGTTGATAGTAGATAGAAAACATCTTTATCATAATTTGCAAATTTAATATCCACAAAGTATTCATTGCCAGTTAGTATGCTGCTAAAATCGTAACTCTTTGCAGACGTGAGATTATAATCTGTGGATATATCGAGTAAAAATAATGCAGTGTTGCTTGCAATGTACAGTCTGTTATCTTTCTCACTATACACCATGGCATTGATGGTTGAAATTGCATTGAACAGCGTTGGTGTTATGGTTGAATTGAGCCAGTTAAGATTTCTATCGTACACTTTGAATGTCTTGTTACCCTTGTCTTCAACTATCACCACATCACCAGCAACAGCAATTTTTCCAATGTTGTTAAACTTAATTCTATCTTGAGAAGTGCCCCGGCCACCAACAACATTCAATTGAAACAGTTGTCTATTTCTTATATTATCATCACTCACAGCGCCACCAAGATTATAAGAATAAAGATTATTATAAGTTGCATCACTTATGAAGAGCTGCTCTGCTTTGTATTGTGCTATGCCTGTTATATTGAAAAAATTAATTGAACCGGAGAGTGGATCAACACTGCTTTGTTGTATTAGGTTTACAGGACTATAGTCACCATCACGCTGATTGATTCCATTGAGAGAGATAAACTGACCATTTGTAAATATTAAATTCTGCTCATATCGACTATCTGTGCTATAGAAGGCTAAGGCTTGGTTGCTTGCAAAAAGAACTGAGGATAAGACTGCAACAGCGTTCGTTGTACTATCGTCGTACAGATAAAGAATTTGTTTTTCGAGGTTGGTATAACCAACCCAACCCTCATATCTGCGTGGAATCTTAAAATCAGCCACATTGCACAAACCATACAGATATAAAAAATTATCATACAGTTTCTGTATTTTGAGATTGAAGGATTGTGAAACAGCCAATTCGTTTGGTTGTAATAATATAGTATCCAAGCTATATGGCAGTTGAAACACATCTGTTACTGTGCGATCATAATTTAGATCTATTTTTTGAAATTCTGTATCTATGGCATTCATGGTGTGAGTCCTGCATTAGTTAGGGTGTTGCCTGGGAAATATGGCTGAAAATACTCTGCACTCTGCGCAGGCAAGTTTGTAACCCACTGCAGCTTGTTTAATTTGCTATAACCCGGTACAATATCTTTTATTTTCTTTGTAATTGCAGTTTGCAAGTAATCTCTGCATTCTTGATTGAGAATACTATCATTTATATAAACATTGAAAAGTGTACTCTTGGCACCAGGCACTTGTTGGGTAAAGTATCTGGAAACTGTTTCCATGTAATTGCGTCTACCTGATGGTACATCCCATACAAGATCCTGCGGTACATTTTTTTCCTTGTAGAGCATATTAATATCAAAATAATTTAACTCTGTATTATGAATATACAGATTTTGCAATTGAATGTCCTTTGCAAAGTATGAACCCTTGGGGTTATTGTTACTCAGGAAAGTATCAAATAGCGATCCATTATAAAACGGACATGCGCCAACAACAATGTCATCCACAACCAGAGGTGTAAATGAATATTTGCTTGGTGTAAAATTAATTGTCTCATATAGTTCACCATCAAGATATAGCTTGGTGTATCCCTTAACTGTATTAACAGCAATTGAGAAATGATGATAACCTGGATTCAAATCGTCGGCATATACTGTTGCCCTTGGAATTTCTATATCTTCAGTATTAAATTGATTGTATAATCTTATTTTGAAAGTATAGTTGTTGTTGCCACTAACAGTATCATAAACATTGCTATAATTGTAATTATGATTGGATGGATCAATATTTAAGCTCAGAGATAGATCCGCATTAATTAAAACCTGCTTCTGTATCTCTCCGTCGTAATTTAATTTAGTCAATACAAGCTTGTTTGCTCGAGACCCACTTGCAGCAATTACTACACTCGACTGTAGCGTGCCGTTATTAAAATTCTCAATAAATGTAATATTAAGAGCAGTTAGACTGGATTGAGAGAGTGATGAATCTGCAGTCAGAGTAAATGTATTAAGAGGGGCAGTAAACTTTCCATATACGTTAATCCTGTTTGCGCTTGATGTCCAGGTATTATTGTACTTGTCAATATTGAAGCGTTCAACTGGACCAGCTATGTATGAGCTTATGGTATTACTTTCAGTTCCCCAAACTTTTATTTCACCGCCACTCAAGAAATATATACTATTCCCACGAACTATAGTCTGTACACCATCCACACGTACAATCTTATTATTGTTTGTTTTTCGTATCGTTTGATAAACTCCTCTTGTTGACACATTGTAGTCAGCTACAACTGGGAACGCAAGATTTGAAACCAGATTGATACCACTCAATGTATTATTGTCGAGCAACAAATAGCTATTTGTTGCATCGTTTGTCACATCTTTGATGGGCCTGGTGATCAATCCTGTGACCCCGTCAATAATAGTTTCTTGTAAATTGAGTTCGGCTATTGTCTGGTCGTCTGTGAATATATGGAAAGAGTTCAGAGGGTCTCTTCTTGAGAAAAACTCAATTCGTTCTCCTCGATTGAAAGGTGCCTCATAATAATCAACCAACTCAAGATTTTGATTGTATGCAAGTATATTGCCTTGATAGGGGTAAAAGAGCAAAGGGGTAACTAATTCATAGTTATATATTCCCAACCCGTAATCGGTAAAGTTACCACCAAGCTGATATCCTGTGGGTACAGTCCAATCCTCTCGACTTGCCCAGAAACTAATGGTGAAATTATTTAGCGGGAATTGAAGAAACCGAGCGTCAATCAAACCATAAGAGGTACCGTCAAAAATATATGTATCAGTATTATCTTCATCAAGATACGGATCAAGCATTCTACCTTTAACCCTTTCATAAAAAGAAAGATTTTTTTGCTGCTGATTTATAGTCAACGCTTTGATATTTTGTTCAGCATCTGATTTTCCAATATGAGAATACGCATACCACACACCTGGCTCAAACGTTAGGCTGGATGGAACGTCTGTGATACCAACGCTAAGATCATAACAATCAAATGAAGGTATATATGTTACACTGCCCGGGGATGCGCTGAGCGCTTCAAATGGTGTGTTGAGTTTTGGATTATAATACCGGTCAACCCAAACTGGTCGTACAGATATGTCAGGAGCTGCTGATAGCCAACTACATAGCCATTGACCGGTGAGCTCTCCGCTGCTATCACCTTGATTGCTGGTATTTTTATAATTAGCTATTTTCTTGAAAACCTTATCACTTCTCAATGGATGATCACCACCAATGGCGCCAGCCTCAATTAATTTTGTATCTTTAATATTGAGACGACTATAAGGATACATATTTTGAGGCATATGAAACCAGGTCGTTTTGCCTTGATTAAAAGTAAAAGGGGTAGAGTATGACTCATACTGCAGGTGTAATTTTTCGTATCCTTTCTCTTGTCGGGGACCACCGAAAATAGAAACATAATTTCTATAGTTTACAGGCTCTTCATTTAGAAAAACATTGCCTCTGCCTTGCTGATTTTGTGTATTGAGTTGCGTCTTGAGTGGTAGTAGATTTGTAATGAGTCCACTTCTCTCAAGATTAAAGTACTGCCCATATATTAAGAAATTTGTCTTAACATCAAATACGCTCTTAGTATTATCAATGGTAATATTATTTTGATTGAAGGAGCGCAGATAACTTCCCCAATCAATAGTAACTTCTGGAAGATTGGGGTCAAAGAAAGCAGTTAAATAAAATATGGCTCGTGTATCTGTGAAGCTAATTTCATCAGTACTGCTAAGTGCCAAACGCTTGGTTGCATTATCACGAACTACCTGGTAAGCTTGACCACCGATTCTTGCCTGTAGAGAAAGTGTTAAATCTTCTTTATTAAACGTATAGAAGAAATCTTTGTTATATACTGTGAGTGGTGTAAATGCTGAAAGAATGACGAAATTTAGATTTAATGTTGCAGGGTTGAATGTAAGAAAGTATTCATTGTTGTTATACAGATGAGATATGGTGCAGATCTGAGGCTTGGTGAAATCAAAGTTAAAATAGTAGAAATCATTTAAACCAGATATTAGACTGTTAATAGTTTGATCATAATTTACTGTGAAGAGAAGCTGTTCATCCAGAGCATTAGTAAAAGTTAAGTAGACTTCTGTGCCGCTGACTTGATTGAAAATGTTACAAAAATAATTTTTACTGGCTTGAAATGGTCTATTAAAATCAGTAATCTCAACCAAGCTTATGGGCTTAGTCACATGCAACAAGCTGTAGTTACTCTTGATAAAATCATTAGTACCTGAAAAAGCTGGTGAAAAGCTGGTGGTTAGTGCACCATCAATGGCAATATTCTTATTAAGAAAATTTAATTGGTTATCGTAAGCATATGAGGCACTTAGCCCTATATAATTCTTAGATGTTATATAGCTGGTGAACATATATTATTTAAGCACTTATAGTTATTCCGGTACCGCCAGCGTACGGGGCACCGGTACCGCTCAATTGTATAGAGAGGTTTGATGTTTGAAGAGGCTCAAGTGTATCGAGAGTTGCCGCATCCGGTATTAAGTCAATGCCTGCTCCTTCAATATAATCATATTGTGAGACAGACGCAGCAATAGGATTACGACGCAGACGACGTGCCGTGTTTGATCTAACTACCGTTGAAGCTTCAACTTGAGGCACAGGCTGCACCTCACCAGGCAGAGCAGATAAAAATGGTAATGGTTCATTTAGGTCAAGTAAATTACCAAATATTTGTCGACGATCCTGATCCTCCAGGGTCAATATAATATTAAACGAATCTTTTGACTGTGCAGCATCCAAAAGAAAAGTGTCTTCGTATATATCTAGAATACCACAACGATAAGAGCAAATTGTTGCTGTATATGTATTAACACAGCAATCACTAAACACTACACTAATAGATGGATTGTATGTGGTTAATGTTTTGTTTTGAGGGTAATATACATGTGACACAACTATGTCTTTAGGTGACACTGGAGGATTGTTTGTGAACTTGTAGTCATTGTATATGACCTCGCTTCCATCGTTAAAGTCGTACACAATCTTCATAATATTAGCCACAGATTCATCCAAGGCAGATAAAATGAAGTTCACTGTGGTTACACAGTAGATCTCAAAAGCATTAAGAATTGTTTGCTTGTAACAAAAATCTTGATAACAGATTTCATACAGAGGACCTCCAACAGCAGATGCACTATATACAATGGGTGTATTTGCACTCAACGGTCCACCATATGCTGTTAATGGGTACAGAAAATCATAACCTGTTGGGCTCAGGCTTGTGTCTTTGAAGATGTGGTGATCCAGCCACGAGCAGAAATCGTATGTCGATAATTCTGCAGTATTAGATGGAATTAGAAATTGACTTGTATTCATGGCAATGGTCCTACTAGTTGACATGTATAAGATAACATATATGTGTTGGAGATAGTATCAAGAACAAAGCCGCTATAATCTATAAGCTGAAGAGCACACGCAGGTATTGGAATATTTTCTGGTGGTAGTGGGAAAGAGCAATCCAAATTATATATCGAAATATATGACTTTGCATATGCTAGAGTAAATGGTGATAATATTGCGGCAATATTGTTGAATAGGCCCACTTTATTACCAAAATTCATGTACGGTTCAATAGTACCAGACGCTGGTGCTATCACAGTAGCCTGTGAGAAAACCCCGCCAGTAGTTTTTTGAAATACATAAACCCTCCCGACATTAACAATTGGTGCAGATTCAGGTGTGTATCTGTATTCTTCACCTGGGCAGCCAATGAGGGCGTAATTATTTTGCAGAGCCACAGAATTGCCAAAATTACCGTTGGGTGTATTTAAATTATAAAAACTACCAATTGCCATTGCTAGTCTCCATCGATTGAGAGCACCATCAAATACATAGTGATATGCTTCACCTTGTGCTGGTTCAGGATATTGAAATTTCTGTGAAACAGGTGCACCAATAATCATATCATCAATGTCTACAGCTACTGTGGCTCCAAAATTCGTCACACTTGTTATGGGAGATACAATTGTTTGAATAAAGTCCCATCTTTGATTGATATTTTTTCTAAACGCATGCACAGTCTCATTACTATTACTAATAAGCATGTTATCGCCATAAACCTGAGCAAAATTACCCATGCCTGCACCACTCGAGACTTGAGTTGATGTTATTGTTTGATATAGTTGCCACGTTCCTAACGTTGAAGGGTTGGTTATATCTCTATTGTACGTGTAAATGTAAACACTACCGGAGAGAGTACCTGTGCAGATGGCCAGAGTATCACCATCAATATCTGCAGCTGTGGCTTCTGCATTATCTGGTGTCACAATACTTGCAGTACGAAATATTTTTTCACCAAGGTAGTCAAACACAGCAACTGTGGATGAACCGTTATATTTGCCAATAATTGTATCTGCATCTTGACCAAACAACGTTATACCTGTACCGTAATACAAGTTATTTCTCAAGGTAAATTGAGTTGTGTCTGTTGCATATGTAACAACTCTCCCGGGTAATACATTGGATATGTATTCACTACCAACACATAAAACACTCCCTGTATTGCCAGGTTCATTTTGTGTGATGCGCTGCTCACAACCGGCAATTCTCTGAGTACCAGGAAACCCTGGATAACCAGCCACATTAAAGTTTCTTATTTTAAATTGTGTCAATCCCTCTTGTGTTGTATTGGTGAGTGCAACCTTTAATGCTGTTCTTCGTTTTTTAGGTAGCGATTGAATCATTACTGTTGCATACTCATCATCAGTTGAGCTCTGCTTAATTTGAACCTTTAGCTCTGTGCCTGCTTTGCTCAAAATAACACGAACAGATCTATATTCAGCCATGCTTGAAGCTGATACATTTTGATCTATAGTAAAACCTGATACAGCTGGCATTGTAGAAAGAAAATTTGTTAGCGTTAATCTGCTCAAGAGGGTATATTGTTCTGATGCTCCACTGCGAACCATGATCGAAGGTGATTCTGTAAACGCAGAAAGAGGTATGCCTGGTGCATATGTATTAAGTGCAAAATAACCATATGGATCAAACCCCACACCTACAAATGCTGCACCCAAGCCGGTGTAACCATCTTGCAAGCAGTAATCACGAGTATCATTGGATATGTAACCTAAGCTATAATCCCGTCCCCCTCTGCGCGGACTATTAACGATACTATCAAAAAAAACTACAGCAAAACCACCTGTTGGTGTGAAGTTGAGTGCGTATCGAGAATAGTCAAAACTAACAACAATATCACTCCAAAGATCTAATGGCTGGTCATTCCAGATCGCAATATTTTTATCGTCAAAAGGTTGGTTCATCTGTAATTATTTAAACCAGTACCGCGGTTACAC